AGAATAATCTTTGATCTTCTAGATCCATTTCTGAACGAAGTAAAGTTCTCAAACTCTTCTGCTACAATGACTGGGCCATCTTCTATTTCTTCCTGTGCCCAATCTACAGAAGCCTCTAAACAATCAGGATCGTCAAATGGAATGTCTCCACAGTATAATTGACTCTTATGTTTTACAGGTCTTGATTCGCCCGGAATGTATCCGCTCTGAGCAGGGTTGACAATGTACATACAATTAACTGGAATAGGAGGACCATCTGGCACAAGTCCACTACTCGTAGTTGTACTAATTGTGGTTATTACTTCAAGTGGTGCTCCCGATACTGAGAGAATACGAGGTGTTGAAGGTGGTAAAGGAATACCAGATAACAACTTAGCATCTATAAAGCTAGACCATCTGTTTGTATTAAATTGTAATTCTAACTCGGTTATATTCTGTACCTCATCAGTTCTAAAATCAAATACAAATTGAGAAGGAGTAAAGGTAGTAGTCTTATTCAATTCTGTAATAGTTCCACATGAATCAAAACTTGTGGATGCTGTGCCAAAATTGCCCTCTCTTTGTATCTCAGTAGGTGTATCTAGACATATTCCAAACTCTTCAAATTTAGTCTCAGAAACCCAGTTGACCCAAACTCTGTATCCAGATCCCGGTTCGATTGGGAATTTAACAGAAGCGTTTCCATCAATCGTCCAGTTGTTTCTGCTAGTGTACTCTTTGTATGTCTGAATGACAGGATTATTGAAGGATATTATTCTTTCGAAATCTGCCCCTCCAGAAAGCGGCACAATAGACTTCTTATCCGCCAAACCTAAATCACTTCCCTCGCCACCAGTCTTTTCACTAAATTCAATTCCACTCAAGCTAGTAGCAAATTGATAGTTGGGGAATGTCCATGCATATCCATCATCACAACCGCTAACACTGTCGGTTGCATAGTTAACAATCTGGCTGGAAGTTTCTCTACCGTAAGTCTCTACCACTGATTCTCTATGATATTCACCCTGTTTTGGTAGGAACATTGGCCTACTGGTGACACCAAGTCCGCTACAGAGATAATCAATTCTATCAGCAGTTTCTTGTGCATCTTCTTCATTATCCGCATTATACGTAATGATAAGTTTCTTTTCACCAGTATCTAACCAACTGTTTAAACTTGCGAAGTCACTGCTTGATGGTTTTCCAGATGGGAACGCAAGCCAAGCAAAATCTATCTGATCGTTCAACGCACTCATTGGTTGATTCTCTTTAAAGTATCCTCCAGCGAGCAACAATTCAACATTTATTTTATTACCGAGACTATGATCTGTTGATGAACCATCATAGTTGTAAGCACTGTTTAAGGAGGATCTTCCTGTAAACCCATTAATTTGAATACCTTTAGCAACCTCATCGCAGTTCTTGCGAATCATATTGAGATAGAATTCTGTATTCTTATCGTCATTATTGGTTGGGTGCGTGATACCTCTACTAGCATCATCTTCGGGCCATTGACCTGCTAAAATATAGACTCTAGAGTTATTGAGCGTTCCATCGGATTTTTTACCAGATTCAACAAGTGCAAAAATATGATCTGGATAGACAGTTTCTCTAACTGTCCTCTCAGATGTCGATGAAGTCCCCGTAGCTTGCAAGATTCCATCTCGACCATTAAGGGTGTCTGGATCAAACATGTCTCCACCAAATGTGAACTCATTGAATAATCCAGATATAGATGAATCGGTATCCTCTTGAATAGAGAAAGCAATCTCGTCTTCATTAACTTCTGCTAAAGAAATGTCTGTTTCGTTTTTACGTGTAACTTTATACTTGTAACGCTGCTCGTAATCGCACTGAAGTCCAGAAGTCGCCGGTTCAAACCAGTAAATATCAGGTAAGTGTTCAGCGGTAGTCAAAACTGGCGTTGGTGATTGATCCTGCTTGAAGAATAGCGGCTGTGGTGTGTCATCACAAATAGGAGTAAAGTTATTGAACAAGAAGGGCCAGTTTCTCTGGTATCGAACAACTTTACATGTCTTAGGTGTGGTCAAAACACAAGAGTCATTCCATTCAGCACGTAAATCTCCACGATTACCATCTAGTGGGAACTCACACTTTGTATTGATGATCTGCGGTGATCCATTACAACTCGCACCGTCTGGACAGCCAATTGTAGCAAAGTAATCTTCTAGACCGTCTCTGGATAAGTCTATTCTAATATCGCCAACACCCTTGACATAATATTTACCGTCATACTCAATTGTTCTGGCAGTAGAGTATGCTGGCAAGAATGATGCGGTTGCATTGTACTTATCATCATTTAAATCTTGCTGACTAACACATCCTTGTATCGAGTAGCTTTGATCTTTAGCGGCTTGAATCCGCATCCTAGAACCTAACTTTTCTAGGATTTTGTTAATAATATCATTAGACTCTTTGTATAGTCCATTATCTTCCCATACTGGGTCGTTACCAACCAAGACGAGATTTCTATCGCCAAGCTCCAGCCAATCTTTTATGTTGTCGATAATCTCATCACTGGCAGCGTCAACTTCTGGCGTAATAATAAACGCAAGACCGGCCTCTTGAGGAATCTCAATTTCCGAGAAGTCCATTCTTCTCCAGTCTTTACCTTGGTAGTCTGAAAATCCGGTAGATCCAGAACCAAAGATTAAAGGCCAGTTACTTTCATCATAGTATCCAGCGTCTCTTTCTTCATCGTGAGTTGATCTATCTAAGTTTCCGAAACGGCCAAACTCTACAACCTCGTTATGTGGGAAGTATTTTCTATTGTGGAACATTCTTACCGCACCAGCGTTATGATAAGAAGCCCAAGACTTAACATTATCGCCCCAAACATTAATGTCTTCAAATTCGTTGAAGGAGTCTGTAGGTGCCCCAAATGCTACAATCTCACCATCTTCGTCTACAGAGCAACTCCAGCCCATTCTGGATGTTCCCGCAAACTCGTCGATGAGGAACTTTCTTGTTCCGATATATCTAACATCATTATGACCGTACTCAAACGTCAACTGATATGGCTCTGGAAGTGAAGAACCCCAGAACGTAACATCGTTTCGATATTCAAACCTGTCTGGAGATTTGATGTAATCATAAGTAGCTGTCTTAGCGATTGCTGCACCAGAAGCACGCTCTATAGAATCATAGTATTCTACAGCGTAATTAAATGGACTTCCTTTGAAGACAAGCCATCTTCTAATATTGTCGTATACCTTTTGAATCTCCGATTCGCTTCTTTCATAAATCTTACATGGGTTGTTATTCCAAGGAGATCCAATTGCTAATACTTCTGAATTCTTACTAAGAGCAACAGAGTGTCCGAAACGGTCATTGTAAGTTTTGGCATATCCAGCACCAAATATACTTTCTGGATCATCAAAAAGTTCAGATTCGTCGTTAGGTGAAACAATGACTTGAACACAGTTAAAATTATCACGCTCTTTTTCAAACAAGTAAACTCTACCGCCAGATGCAGGAGGAACTTGGAACTCAGTAACAACTGACCCGTGAGTATTGCCCCAGATTTGACCAACACCGCTAGTGATAAAGTTTCTATTTAAAGTAGTGTTAGTAAATGTTGTTGATAAACGACCACTATCAAAAGTATCCTGCATTAACTCAACAGATGTATCCGCCCAGTCTTCAGATTTACCTATGACTGTATGTAAGTGACCGCTTTGCTGAATACCTTGAACAAAGTCAGTAACACCACTAGCAAATGAGTGCTTCTCATAAAAATCTTGGAACTTATCGTATATATTGTAAACTGTGCCATTTTCATCGGCATATTGTAAAGCTCCAGCAGTAGATCCTGTCTGCTCTTTGAACATACCAATAATAGCTGGAATACCACTGTAGGCAGCAGCATTTGGATTACCACTTGGGAAAGCTGTAAAGAATCCATCGAGAACAGTATCGAACATTTGGTTGAATACGACCGGCTGACCAGAAGCAACAAAGTCAGCAAGAGTTCCTGATCCACCAAGTACGCCAGAACCAACCTCAGTTAGAAGATCAAGGTCGTCTAGTCTAGGAATGTATCTGTGTGTAAACCAATCAGACTCATCGGTAGAAATATTAGGATAATCCCTATTGGAGTAGGTTAATTGGAAGACAAGTAGATTTGGCTTAATTTCTGCATACCACTCGTCTGGCCCAGCGTTCCAAGGTGCTGAGAAGTATTTCCAAAGAATATTAAATTTACCAGCCGAAGCAGCAACCTTTTGTAACTTAGGCTTATTGTATGCGAACAGGTCGGCAAAAATCATTCCCGCAGTAGGAACACCAGAAGTTACAAGATCGTCAAACTGTCTTGACCATTTAGCACGAGGTGCTCCAACCGCAATAACTTCTCTGTCACCACTGGCCGACAATGACAATGATTCACCGAACTGTCTACCTTCTTGACCAATCTGCCACTTGTTTCCAGAGATAGAAAAATCACCAAATGATAATAGATTATCTGTTGTTCTCTGGATATAATCTTTTCTAAAGCCAGATGGTAGCATCAACTGCTCTTCCAAGACCCAATCTGCTTTCTTGCCAGCCTCGTCTTGCCCTCTTCGATACAAGAATACAGCACCCGCACCGCTGACTTCTATGTTACCAAAACCACCACCAGATGGATAAACGCCATAGTCAGGAATTGTGATATTAGGTGCGGCAACAGCCATGATATCTTCACTGACAGCAACGTTTTGACCAAATTTGTCACCAATGCTTCTGCCAGACGCAACGATCAAGTCAGAGTCAGAGTAAAGGTTTGCAGAAGGAGGAACACCACCGGCATCGTCACCAATAAGTTTGACACCAGAGAATACAATGTTTCCATTGCAGTCCTCTGTACAGCATCCGCTACCGTCTGCATACCAAGCTGGACCACACATTCCATATTCCCATTCCTCAAATGTTCTTGGGACAGGAATAGCGTCAGTAGAACCAGTAACAATACTCATGGTTGCAAAGTATGGAGTAGAAGGAAGAAGTTGGGTGTACTTCCTTATTCCATAGTAGTTTCCGCTGTATCCTAAACCGCCTTCAAAGTTGATCGCACCAGAATTTGTGTAAGTAGCTTTGGCCCGGAATATTCCACCTTCGTTGCATGTCTCTTCTCTCCAAACAGTGCAGTCTGTTTCAAGTGCGGCATCAACCGCTTTGCTTGGGCTGTCCCCTGTGCAAGATCCATAACCTATTAAGTCTACACCTCTAATCTCATTGTCTGCGGACAGGGAGGCATAAGAGTTATCTTCTAGTTCAATTCCGGTTCCATAGTTATTATTGTGCCACAGTCCAAATGCAGATCCAGCACCTTTAGATCCTACATTGTAACTTGCCGTAACAAGATTAACTGTGCTTGTCAGTAAAGATTCTACTAATGGGTTATGGAGATACAGATTCATGTCTGTATCAATTATGTTTGGAGCATTAATATACAACGGCATAGTAGACGTTGTTCGTGAGCCCGGAATCTGGTTTCTTCCAAACATGCTCAGATTAATAAATCCACTTGCAGCAGTCTCTTGTGTATTCCCAATAGACCTATTATATAGGTACATTGGAATTGATCGGTATATACTAGTTCTATCACCAAGAGATGCAGACATATTCAGATTGAGGAATGGACCCTCTGGGCTTTCACCGAAATCTACATTATAGACAGTGAGAGGAAGACCAAAGATATTCCCGCTGCCATAGTTTGGAGAGTTTGGATCTGAAGTATCTGAATTTCCATCTAAGGAATTGTCTAGTGATCCGAGGACAACTGGTAAGGCAAGTGGCATACTTCCAGAAGCTATATCTGGAATTTGACCACTGACATATAGATTGAATGAGATGTCGCCAGACTGTGGCGGGATGAACAAGTTAAGTGCTTCACTACGCTGGAAAGCACCACTAACATTGAGGTGGAAACCAGAAGGAAGCCCTTCTGAAATAACATCGTAATCAAAAGGAACCTGAATAGTAAGATCTAAGCTGTCATTGACTTCCCTTGGGAAACCACCAATGTTCATATTCAGAGTATTGGACGCAGGATAAGCACCGCTAGAATACAAATTAAATGTGCCACTATTAGCAGTTTTGCAAATATTGACATCCTGCATCCTAACATGCGAAGAGTGCATCTCAAGTCTAGAATCAAACGCTGGCCCAGATGGGTAAACCAAGTCGTACTGAACGAACATTTGATTTACGTCGTCTTTAAAGTATCTTTCTGAGAAGTCTTTTAATCTTGGCTCTTCGGGGAAGACAGTCCAAGCATCAGTTTCTTCACAGATAGAATCGTAATCAAAAACGGATTCAAGTTTGATTAAGCAACTAGACGGTTTAATGTAGTGAGTTTTACGGTTTACAAGTCCCCAGTTTGGTTCGTCTGGAGTCCAATATGGCTCCTGCTTCTTGGTGTAAAGACTAACGATCATCTGAGGTCCAGAAGGCATGATATCAGTACATGCTTCCCACTCTATGCCTGCACCAGTCTTATGCTCAATAACGGTCTCAACAACGAGGGCACGTTCAGAGAATTTGTATCCGACTGGTAGGTTTTTAGTTATTCTTCTATTTACAGCATAGAATGAATCTTGAACGTCTGACAAATGGAAACGTAGGAAATCGTTTTCCATCTGTGTATGATATGCAACACCACTATCTACATTAGACAATAATGGTAAGTCATTGTTTTGTGAGTAACCAGAGCCATGATGATTTAACTCAAAGATAATATGTTCTGCGTTTGGACGTTTTTGCCACTGGTCAAACCCAAATCCAAACTGACACCACTTAAAGTCACCGATAGCCCAATCGTTGTAAGTATCTTCGTTTACTCTGTCCCAAAGTTTATATCTGTCATTAGTATGAGACTCGTCAGGATCAAAGAACTTAGCACGACTATTTTCTAAGAAAACATCTGCGTTAACGCCCTTATAAGTTTTATCTGCACCGGACGCTACAATGTTCGTACCAAATCCGTACAGGGTATCAACACCAGAACTATAGGTAGAGACACCAAACTCACTGACCAGCATATTCATGCCCACGCCAGAGCCAGCAGAATATCCTAAGACAATATTTGCATCGTTTGCATTTTTATGGAACGGAGAAGATGTAGCTCTCAGTACATCAAAGTCAGATCCACCAAATTCATTATCAGTGTAAAGTCTAAGTCTATGGTTGCCATTATCATTATATGTAAGAATAGTATTTAATGGGAATTGATAGCCGCTATACTTGATAGTATCTTTGACTGTTATAATATTACCATTGACATCTTGGGCGTAACCGCAAAGGAATCCATCCTCATAGCCGAGGGCAAAATCCATGTCTTCAGCAGTGCTCCACTTAGACACAATAACGCCACTGTCGAACAGGTCGTAGTCTACTCCAGAAACGTTTGCGTCTGGTGTGAATCTAGTGAAGATAGCAAAACCGCCAGATACATCAACAGGGCCAAAGTCAATATTCTGACCACCAGCCTCACCACTAATTCTAATGACTCTATCAAATGCGTCGGCAATCTTTCCATACAATGGGTTGCCAACAAAGGTTGTAGAACCATTGGATAAAGATGTCCAGTCAGTAGTGGTATAGTTACCGCTGTATCCCGGAAGTTGATCGTTAAACAATGTGCCACTTGCAAATCTCCAACCAATATTATGGTGAATCTCTGGATCAGTCAAGCACAGACCACTGAGAGTACCCAAGCCACTAGGAGAGGATGGACCCATGTCAACAGACAATACATATCTATTTTCTGGCCCAAACGAATCAAACTTGTAGTAACCTGACAAGAATGGGTAGTCTATAGTTGGATTTTCAAAACCAAAACTGAAGGAGTCTAGGTCGTATGGTCCACGAACTGTACCCTCTGAACCTCGCCACCTTCTAGAGTAGTTTGTTTTGATTGTATCAGGCGAACTATAAGCATGGGGAAGACCTGCGATGGCAGAAATTGGTTGATACCCAGAGCCAGCGTTTAGTATGTCATCATAAGATTCCATGCCCGATGGGAACAATGCACCTTCTGATCTACCAGCCTGAGCCTTGCCTATCTTCTCACCACCTTGAGTGTAGATGTTTAGACCGTCTGCTGGTGCATATCTAGCACAAAGCTCTATGTATGCAATAGAAGCACCACTAGGAAGTGGATAAATGTCTAAGTATAAATGTTCCAATAACGAGCTTAGACTATAATCTCTAGATACTCCATACCTTACATTGTCATCAAGAATAACCAAGGGTACTTCATAAAGTTGGAAGTCAGTAGTATTAACCACTGGGTACTGGGCCAATTTGTAATGGTCGTTACCGCTCGCTTCAAAGTAGTCATCTCTCTCAGATAGTCCAGCACCACCCATTGTCCAGTCTGAGTTGTCACCGTAGAAGCCTGATAGAACTGGGTGCTGTCCAATATGGGGCACAAATTGGTCATTTAAGAAAACGCCAGACGGGTCTTGAATAAATCCTCCAGATGGGCTTGTTACATTCAACAACTTGTCGTCGCTGTAACCAACAACATCAAGTACATAGTCTCTGGTGCCCACTTCTTTTTTAGCCAGAACCTTGAGTGTTAAAGATTCTACATTAAAGTAAGGCGAGTCTTCTTGTATCTCTTCTGTACGTTTTTCTACATTAAATGCACCGCTGGGTGAGAACCATATATTCTTTGTGCCCTGATCAAATGCAAAGTCAAAATCACCCGGAGTAATTTCATCTACTTTTGATCTTCCATGCTTAAACTTCAGTATGAGCTTACCAGAGTCAGCAACGTCTCCACCCTCTGCGGTCCGTAGCTTGATGTAACGGTCATCATTTTGAACTTTAAGAATATCAATAAGTTCTTGTGCCCCGCACACATCTTCATTTGTTGCACTAAGAGTGTCGTTTTCCCATATGTTATTATTTACCGCTGGGTATATTGTAGTGTCATATGTATTGAGGGGCATAAAGTTAGGCTTGATACACCTCTCAAGACGCCTACCTTTGTCCCTAACAGCTACTTGGAATGGGAGATAGTTTTCTGGTCTTGGTCCGAATCCGCCACTATTACAAATCTCAACAGCAGAGATTCTAAAACCTCTTGTTGGATTGATAAACCGAACTTCTTGAGTTGATAAAGGTTGACCATCTAGGGCAAGGTAGTTATTTCCACTAGCATAGAATGTTTCGGGAGTAATGTAGTTATCTTCGAAACCCTCGTCAAAACCCTCTGTAAATGGATCATCTAAAGAAACGGCACGCACACTAAAAGACAGTTGGTATCCAACGTCTTCGTGCATGTGGGGAATACCACGTCTTTGCCAGTCGTACCTATCTGATATAGCATTTAATTCTGGCAAAGAAGAGTATGTTGAAAAGTTTTCATACTCGTCGTTAGCATCGCCCTTTATCTGTATGTCATTATACTTTACAATTAAGTTTCCAGAAGGGTCGGAAAGTCGAATATTGTATAATGTATAAAGAGGAGGAGTCTTAGACTCTAGGTTTGATAATGGTGCTGATACACGAATTCTAAACGCAGAATGATCTGGCCTAACATTTAAACTTGTTAGGTTACAATTATATTGGAAGAGGCCCTCTGTATGTATTGTATTAGGCTCAATATATGAATTCAAATCATCTGATAGATTATTAGAGTCGCCGCCATCTTTTGCTGTACCTTCATAAACACCTTCATCAATGTAAGACCAAAGATTACCGGATTGATTGTATGGGGCAATAAACGACCCGAACCCGTCTGCAACAGAAAGGTCGCCAGAAGGATACAGCTTACCCTGACAGTAGAAGTCGCCAAAGTCTCCAGCCATCTTATCTACTGTGTTGTCAAAATCTCCCTCACCAACAACCTGCTGAGAGATAGAATAGTCGGCAATGAGGTCTTCGTCAATCTCTCCATCGCTCTCGATAGACACTAAAGGAAATGGTATCTCTACTGATAATAATCTGGATAGCTCGCCCTCGCCCTCTAGCAAGATATTTCCATTACCAAATGATTTCGCTATAGTTGCATTTGGAGGTGTGGGATGACCTATACCACTGGCAACTACACTGTCAATTTGGGCAGTAGTAAAATCAACATCGCCATCATAAAAGATTAATGCAGAGCCATCAGCGTATGTATTTATGACACTTACTGTCTCTGTAAATGGCACAGCACCAGCTAGACCAGAGATTGTTACTTCCCATCCAGCCTCTACAAATTCACAGCTTTCTGGATCAGAGCATCCACTGATGGTAAAGTACGGACCAGATCCATCCAATACTGTACTAAAATTTGCGGTAAGAGTTTCACCCGGAGAAGTAATTTTAGAATCGTTCTCAAGAGTGGCAGAAAGTGCCCCCTCATTTAAACCAAGAAATGCATCGACTTCTGCACCACCGGGGCAGGTAGCAGATGTCCCCTCGATGCACGAACATTCAAGATTTTTTAAGAATGGTTCCGACATTTATTTATCCTAAAGTACAGAGTCCTTCTTGACTAGATCACCAGAATTATTTGCTTTGTATTTTTGAATCTCATTTCCTACTTCGGTCAACAATCCATCCTTGATATCATCTTTCAAGGTTTCAAGGAATGATGCACCATTGAAGTTAACATTAATATTTGTTGGATCTAAGGCCACATTAAATTTAGTGTTTACCAATTTCTCTACCGTTTCTGCAAATCCTGAGAAAATATTTGTTAAACCCGGAAGTGCGTTAGTAAACACATTAGCAATTCCATCTACAAAACCGCCATCGTTATAGTATCTAACACTACCACCGCCACTCAAAGCACCCGGAGCACTTGCTCCACCACCAGTATTCATTGCCCTTAAAATTTGTAAGTTATTACCTCTATTAACTGCCGCACGATTAACAACAAATTCTCCCGGCGTTAACATGGCTGGAACCGTATCTGTTCCACGAGGAACGAACATTCCTCTACTTGCATAAACAACTCCACCTCTCGCTAACGCCTGTGCTGTCTGAGCACTTTGAACTTCTCCCAACTTCCTGTCAAACGACAACTGAGCAGCATTAATTGTAGCGTCTTGGATTGCTATTTCAGCCTTGGCAAAAGCGGCTTCTTGTGATGCTAACCCACCCAATGCTCCAGCTAGTTCTCTTCCTTCTGCTTTTAATGCTTCTTCTTCTGCTGTCGTACCAGATAATACACCAGTTCCCTGAATTCCGAACCTTTGTAAAGTTAAGTCTTCTGCACCACGGAGTTGCTGGTCAGATAACCCTTGTCCCTGAAGGGTTTTAAATCCAGCACCAAGGGCACTAGCACTAAACAGCCCAGCAAGCCCAGCACTACCAGATGCGAGTGCAGCACCAGCACCAGCAGCGGCCTGTTGATCCAAGAACCCTTCTACATCTCCACTGATTAATTTATCAAGGGCACTTTTCTCTGCGGCATTTTTCTGCTTAACAATATTAAGCTCTTCTTTGAGTAGGGAGATACGTTGTTTTGTAAACTGAATTAATGCCTTGTTTGCAGCTTGAGCTTCTGGTCTCTTGTCTGCGGCAAATCCACCAACACCTTGGAATGGACCGCCTTTTTGTAGACCTGCACCAGCAGCCAATGCACCGCTAATAACTTGATCTGTTTGATCTGCGAATGTCTGACCAATTTGAGCAGCAACAGCATTGATATCGGCAGCATCTCCAGTTGTAAGCTGTGCCCCTAAACCACCTAGTCCACCAATATTATTAAACTGAGCAATTCTAGCTCCCAACTGTTGCTCGCCGGTTAGCTTGGAGCCACCAAATGACTCAAACACTTTAGCTGCTTCTAGCTGTGTTTCAATAGCTTGGTTTGCAGCAGCGGCAGCTTTTTGTTCTAACTGTTCGCGATCCGCATACAACTTTGTCATGGTCGCATTGTGCTGCGACTGAAGTTTTACTGCTTCTCGGAAACCTTTAGATAATTCTTGACCATCTGCTAGAATTTGCTGAGTGAGTGCATCTAAGTCGGCATCACTAGCATCGCCCTCAATACCGGCAACATTTTTACGAATCACTGCTTCAAGTTTGGTTTTGGTTGCATCGTCTGCTTTATCTGGAATAGCATCAAGCAATGCCTGTTCAAGCTGCTTTTTTCCTTCATCACCTTTTGCAAGTTCTAGACCGCCTAATTGGGCAGCAGCATTTAGACCAAACTTGTTAGTTGCTCTTGCAACATCAGCCTGACCACTAATAGAGGCGGCTAATGGAGATCCAGCAGGTAAAGAAGACAATAGTGCAGCTTTGGACTGATTGATTGCATCGGTAGCATCAACGCCCAGTTTTCCACTAGCATTGTCTAATTCTTCAGATAGTAGAGCCAAACTATTAGCACCAGTTTCTAACCCAGCAACTAGTTGGGCGGAAGCATTAGCAGCAGCACCAAAAGCTGAAACGATTTTGGTTGCATCAAGGTTTGCTTTGTTTAATTCTTGTTGAGCTTTTCTATTTGCTTCAATTGTGTCAACTTGTGCCAATAATTCTTTTCTTAGTGCTTCGTTACCACCAGTAAGGTTAATAGCTTGCTGTCTTAAGTCAGCGACACTTACGCCTAACCCATTAAGTCTCTGTATTTCGGCTCTGGTTGCTGAATCTATTGCTTTATTTGCTTTGTCTCTGGCTGGTCCTGTAAGGTCTTGAGCTTCTGCCCTAGCTGTGGCAAATGCCTCATTAACACCAGACAGTGCCTGACCTACATTTTGACCGCCCTTAATTTCTTCTGCTGAAGACCCTTGTCTAGATTCAATAAATCCAAACGCACTTTGGAATTGAGCTTGTTCTTTTTTCTGTGCTCTTCTTTCTACAAACCCTTCTGGATCAGAAAATGCTTCGATAAACCCTTGAAGAGTGAATACTTCACCAATTGAACTAGCAACAGAGGCTTTACCAGCAGCTTCGACTGCACCGGCAATATTATCACTGGCTTTAGCTTGCTCTTCTGCACGCTTAAACCACTGCTGGAACCCATCGGCAATTTGAGAACCAACGGCAGCAATGGCAGCGACAGCAGCAACTCCACCGGTAATAACGCCACTAGCACGACCAATACCCCTCTTTAGGGCACCACCGGCTCTACCAATACCCCTCTTTAGGGCACCACCGGCTCTACTACCAAGGTTTCTGATTCTTTGAGCTAATCCACTTATAGCTTTAGCAGTGGCACCTACAGCTTTAGCAGAACCCTTCACGATTCTGGTAAAAGCGGTTTGCTTGTTTATAAATTTAACAACCCCAACGGCTCCTCGCCCAAAACCACCTGCTAATTTGTTGGCACCATCTTTAAGTTTTTTAGCTCTTTCACCAACACGACCAAGTGCTTCTCGTGCCGCTTTGAGATTCTTCTCGCCTCCAATAAGTTGGACACCAAATTTCTTAAGCCCCTCAGTTGCATTTTTTGCCTCTTTAACTACTTTATTTTTTACGTTTGTTCCAAATGCACTCAATGCAGTCTTTGCTTCGTCAGCTTTTTGTGCGGCATAGCCAAAACCTGCTATTGCAACGTTTTCAATTGCACTTCTAGCCTCTTTAGCTTTTTTGGCTGCATCGGCTGTCGCAGCGGCTGCTGCCTGCTCCTCTTGTTTAACCTTCTCTAAAGCTAATTGATATAAGTCTGCTTGTGCTGTTGCAGAACCAGCAGCATCGGTTGATGCAGCTATCTTATCATCTAAACTTTTTATTTGCTCATCTGCTTTTGCGGCAGTTGCATCTAGTTCGGCTATTTCCGCTTTGAGTTGTTGTATTCCCGGAGCATCTTCAAAAACTGTTCCTTCAAACGGCTCAATTTGTTCCCGTTTTTGGGTCGCAGTCAACTCAGCGAGCGATTTTAACCCCTCAAGCTGCTTCTTGTCAGAACCAAAATCTTGTACATTTTGAAGCTCTCGTGTAGATGTAGCTCTAAGACCTTCAATTTCCCCACTAATTTCTGATTTCTCTTTTGCAACCGCCACTGGGTCATTAAAATTAATACCCGATTTTTCTGGTGAAAAAGCCCGATCCACGAATTCCTGCTCGGAAAGGCCCGACGCCTTCACCGCATCGGGGCTTAAAGCCTGCTGCCCCCCTTGAACGTTTACAACTTGTGCATTGATGTCAGTTTCTTTTTGAGCATTGGCAGCGTCTTTTGAAGATTGGGCTAGATCTTCAGTAGCATTAGTAGCTTCCTCACTCTTTTTGGTAGCGTCTTCTGTTCCAAAAGCCCATTCCTTAATAGCTTTATTTGCTTGGAACGCAAGAACACCAATAGTGCCAACCTGAATCAGTGCCTTGAGACCATTTTCTAAACCAATAGTCCAAGCAGCTTGTGCATTAGTAGCCTCAAGACTTTTGTCACCAAGTTTTTCAACGGCGGCTGTAGCCGTTGCAGCAACGGTACTAAGAATAATAAGACCCGAACCACCAAAACCGCCACCACCAGCAGTGCCGCCGTTAGCAAACGTTTGAACAGCACCGCCTTTAGCAAATCGAGCAACGCCCGTTTTGTTCATGCTGTTAAGATTGCCGTAACCGATGCTCTGTGCGGCTTTCTTATTTACGACAAATTCACCCGGAGTCAGAAGGGCTGGAACGGTATCACCAGAACCGGGGATGCCTCCACCTTTGTTTCTTTTTAGCCCTGATTTTAATTTACCATCTGGACCAGCTTTAAAACTCTTAACCAATCTAACACCAGAAGATGAAGTATAACCAAAATCATTTAAATCATTTTCTGTTTTCTTAAGAATACCTTTGGTGAACTCGCCCCTAGCTCTTTTACCTTCTGCTTTCTTTATTTTTCTAATTCTTGGATCTGGTCCAAATAACGCTTCTAATTTATTGATTTTTCTTGATAAAGAACTACTAGGAAAATCGAAGTTGGTTTTACCACCAGCAGCAATGGCACCTGTTAAGGCACCGACCATACCTTCAAACAAATAACCAGAAACGGTAGAAACTACAGATTGGTCATCGACAAGACTTTTCTGAACCTTAGATAAGAGACTGGTATCAACTTTGAATTCAGGTTTTAAGTCAAGGAGCTTTTTCCTGTCTACAATTCCAACTGTTCTTTTTATAGCTTCTTTTAAACCCTTCTTAGCTCCCCTATCAGCAGCTTCGTTGTATTGAGAGTTCTTCTTTAGATCTCCAGCGGCAGGGTAAAATTCTGGGAACCCCGCATTAGCGTCTATTTGTGCTGGAACGCCTCTTGCTAAAAGTTGCTTAGTAGCTTTGGGGTCTAAATTTTGATTCGCCGCTAATCTACGAATTGTTTTTTCATTTGTAAAAGTAAATTTATATGGATTATTGGCTCCAGAGGGTACAAAACTAGAGTCTTGTCTACCTGCTGGGTTAAGAATAAATCCACCGATTCTGTCTTTTCTTAATGCTAACTTTAATGGGTCTTTTACTGTGAAATTTGATATGTCTCTAGTGGTTCTGAGAGGTGCTTTCACTCCCCTACCAGTTGTACCGTTATTAAAACGATTCTCATTCATCGCCTGTAGTGTGCCAGCACCTAACTTCTGGGCACTACTTTTCTTGATAACAAACTCGCCCGGAGTAAGCATAGCAGGTACAGTATCTCTGTTGCCCTGCCCCGGAACGAAACCTCCCCTA